TGTTCAAACGGGGTTGGCTGGTAGTTCTGTTCCAACTGCACACCAGTCAAATAAAAAGTGCCAGCGTTGGTTCCAACAAAGTTTGGCTGCGAAGAAGTATTTACTTTTAATGACGAGTTCCAAACACCTGCTGTTGCATTTTGAGAACTGCCGCTCCCCAAATCCCACCATAGTTGCAAACCAATCCCATTAGTCGTAAGCCAAGTACCAGAAGTATCTCCTGACTGTATGTAAATAATTTTCTTTTCCCATGTATTTGTAGAGTTAATTACATAAGTTGAAACATACGAACGGTCAGGTGCTTCACGATTAAATAGTGATACAGAAAAAGTTCCAGTCGTTGAGCATTTTACCCAGAATGAAAGCACTAAAGGTTTGGCAGCAGAAGTTCCGTAACCAGCAGCCGCAAAATTTTGACCCTCAATAACTTGTCTGACACCATAATAGTCACCCGCACTAGGGGTAAATGTTGAAGCAGCCGTAGTGATTTTTAATGATTTGGTAAACACTTCAGCAGATGGAACATCCGTTGATTGTGTCATTGTCATTTTAGCAAGCGAACCATAAAAATTCCAACGGTCAAGAGCGGTGGTGCTGGCAGCAGCGGTATTGGTTATAGGAGAACTAGCAATAGAACGCTGGTCAACAACCATGTTTCCATTTTGAATTAAATTGCGGAACCCCAACCCCGCAGGCAACAACGCAGACGAACCAAGAGCACTATTGATGCCCATGTTAAACTTCCTTTTCCCAGCCTACAATTGTGACTGTTACAACTGAGCCGGTATCTGAATACCCATAAAACTGTTCAGTCGCTGTCATGACAAGAGCTGTATCTAAAACAATTACATCCGAAGCAGCGATTGGTAAAGCCGATATGAATCTGTTTGCAGCAGTAGCTGCTGTTCCAATTGCAAGGTAAATAAGGCGATCAACTAAATCAGTATTACATATAATAATCTGTTTAGTAACCCAAACTTTTGAAGCACCTACAGCCGAGCCAACAGTTGCATTTGTATTTGACAAAGCTACTGGACCCACTAATCTTTTTTCTGTTCTATCGCCTACAGCCATTAAATCACATCCATTGTAATTATAGCACTAAATTTAGGGTTATTGAGTGGGTCAACTACAAGAGCTGCTATACCAGCGGTTACAAATGCTGTAGTAGCAATTGTCGTTGTATTAGCCCCCGGAGATTGCGTAGTTGCAATGGTACCAGTTGGTAAAGTCGGTGTTCCTGTGAATGTTGGACTAGCAAGCAATGCGTAACCAGAAGCATTAACCCAAGCCGTTCCATTCCATTTCAGTAAATCACCATTAGTAGCAGTCGTGATTGTTACATCTCCAACATCATCAAGGATTGAAACACTAGGAATTGCTCCCCATTCCAAACCCGTTGCCAAGGCTGAGTTAGCTTTTAAAAAATAACCATCTGTTCCAATGCCAAGCCTTGCAACTGCAGATGCAGTTCTTGTCAGAATATCACCCTTTGTTGTTAAAGTAGTTGTTCCACCTTCTGCACCAGTTGCCCCAGTTGATCCATCTGAACCACTTGCTTCAACCCAAAAAGAGTCGTAATAGACAAACATTTTACCTGTATCTGATTCATACCAAACGCTCCCCTCTGAGGGGGATGATGGAGGGGTGTCGGATACTGTTACCTTTGAAGGTAAAGCGACTATCGCATTAGATGAATTTTTATAATAAACTTTTCCATCAGCATAGTTAAGCCCCAGCTCACCGTATTCAAGTGAAGCCGGGACTGCTGAAGCCGTTCCTGAGTTTTTAATTTTAATGGTGTTAGCCATTACTTCCTCCTATTAGAAAGAACCGCCATCTACTGTATCAGACCAGTTGGGAACACCGGACACCATTTTAAGGAATTGTCCTTCTGTACCAACACCACGCTTTGAAAGTGTGTTTGTTGCTGACGCATAAATTAAATCACCAGTTGTATAAGTATTAAAACCAGTACCGCCGTATCCGGAAGCAATTGTTGTACCATTCCATACACCAGTTGCAATGGTGCCAACTGTGGTCAAACTTGAGTATATAACTCCTGAACCCAAAGTTGTATTAGAAAGAACTGAAGTTCCATTTACATAATAAGCTTTTGCAGCAGCAAGGTTGAAGTTTTCTGAAGATGTCCAAGCATTAGCACCGCCATTAACCCAATTAAAAGTTTTATTTGTTGAACCAAGAACTGTAAGACCAGCTCCATCTGCTGTTGTATCTGTTGGTGTTGCAACATTTGCAAGAACAACATTCTTGTCCTCAACGGTAAGAGTTGCTGTGTTAAGAGTAACCGTATTACCCTGAACTGTGAGATCTCCTGTAACAGTAAGATCATTAGGAATTGTAACATTAGATGCAAGAGCAATTGTTACAGCTCCAACACCAGAGTTAGAAACAGTGATTTGATTTGTAGTACCAGTCAAACCAGTTACAAGGTTTGTACCTTTATCACTGATTTGTGATGCTGCAATTGAAATAGCAGTGCCAGAAGCAGCTGTTAAACGACCTTGTGCATCAACTGTAAATGTAGCAACAGTATTTGCACTACCATAAGAGTTAGCAGAAACAGCCGTATTATCAAGATTAACTGTAATTGTATCGGTTGCTGATGCTACCGCTGTAAGACCCGTACCACCAGAAATGGTAAGAGTATCACCAGATGTAATTGTCTGGCTTGAACCGCTATCTCCAGCAATAGTAAATGAGGTTGATGTGTTGCCAACAGCTTGATCAACATAAAGTTTTGTTGCAGCATGAGCGTTTGCAGTCGGAGTAGCAACAATTGTAATTCCATTAAATGTTTTATTTCCTGTTACTGTTTGTGCTCCAGAAAGTGTCAAGTAAGCACCAGCACCACCAATTGCCTCAACTGAGGTAGCAGTTCCACCTGCACCACCTGTTCCTTTACCATAGTAGAGAACATCATCTACTTCGTTATATGCAAGTTCTGCATTTTCGAGCGACCCCGGAGCACCGGCATTACCTGATCCTCTTCTTTTAATTCTAATTGTATTAGCCATTTTAGTAATTACCTCCATCAAGTAATGTATTTGCAATTGAGTGGATATGATCCGCCCTGCTTGCTGCGACACTGGTACCAGCTGAACCAGATCTTGCTATATTCTGCGGAATATCATTAGAAAAACTCAATGTCGCTGCATTAATTGTAGCAGAAACATTTTGTAGTATAGTAATATCCTCAGTTTGTAAATTAACCGTTGTTATATCTGAATTACTAACTGTTAATTGAGTAATATCAGATTGGTAAATTTGTATTGTTGTTATTTCAGCTGGCACGAGTAACATCCCCTTGCACAATCGCCTTACCAGCGAGCAAGGTAGTCACAATTGTACCGTTTATTTGTTGGATGTCATAATAATAGGTTCCAGCTGTTATTGAAGCTGTTGTATTTGCAGCCAATGAGAACTGGACAACGCCATTGGCACCATCACTTATTTGGGTAGTAAATGAAGCAATGTTTTCTGTTGCAGTACGACCCAATTTGATTTGACCAGAATAAGTATGTGTGCTGATATTGATAACAGCATTTGCACTATTCCTTAGACGAAGCTCATGAACATATGTATCACCAGCATATAAAACGATATCTCTTGTGCCAGCCATGATACTTAAATTTTAGACGATATTACGCTTGCTATCAACAAACGCAGTCTTCACAGCCACATGTGCATTGATCAGTACATTCACAACCGCAAGTGCAACTTTTTGATCTTGATTTTTCTAATTCATCCATCATGCACCCGGCTTTGGTAATGCTCGCCATGCTGCTTCAAACTTTGCAGCATCTTTTGCCATTTCTGGAGAAAGTTCGCAATGCAACCAATGTCCACCTTGTGAACCAGCATTATCGTTTACATCATAAACCTTAACCGATTTTGGATCTGAGCCTTCACCACGAGAGCAACGATAACCACGACCCCATCCAAGAACCTTATCTTTTACATTTGTATCATATGCATAATCGTGAAGTTCCTCAATACCGAGGGCTGCACTATGAGCTAAGAACCAGTCCCATGCTTCAACTGCTTTCTTACGATCTGTATAGCCCATATCAACTGCACGACCTGTTGCATGGACAGATAACCACTTTGGGTCTCCGGGAATAGCTTTAGGATTTTTCATGGATCTATTTGCCCAAATTCCCAAATTCGTAAAGCCCCATCTCTTTTCACAAAGTTCTAAGAACTTTTGTGTTCCGGCAAGAGCCTTGCCCGAGTTACCGTCAGTATTGCCAGTATATTTACGAGCCATTATTTGGTCTTTCCGAATGCTTTGTCTTTTGGATTCAGGTAACGCAAAACGACTGGAAGGGCTGCAGCCCAGAGAGCGTTCGCTGTCAATTTGATGTCATTGGTTGCAACATATGTTGCAACACCGGCACCGAGTACGCTTCTTGCGTATGAGGCAAGCATTGCCTTATTTTGTTCTGTAATTTTGATCATATAATCTCCTTCGTGACATTAAATCACTATATTAACATTATACCTTAGTCAGTATTTTTAGGCTGCTTATTACGACCGCCAAATACAGCAGCTATTTCGCTATCATCAAGTTTTCCATCATCAAGGAATGCACTAGCTAGACCCTCAACAACTTTAGCTACTCCGCCAATTCCAGCCATAAAGATGGCTTTGGGAAGATTGACTCCAGCGATAGCGCCAGCCCCAATTACTCCAAGACCAGATGCTCCAAATACAGCAAGTATTCTTAATAAAATATTATTAACTTTAGACATTACTTTTCCTTTTTAATTAAAACACCAAACATATGAATAGTAAAAGCAGCAATAGTTAGCCACAATCCATAAGTTTGAGTTTTTCCAGACAATGTGATTAAAACAATTACACCTCCAGATAGTGTCCATGCCAAAGCATGGAGTTCGTTTAAAATTTTCTTAAACATTATTTCCTCCTTGACCGTCTTGTTTTACGATCATTATTTGAACTTTCATCCCCTGATGGGTCGCTCCCTCCAGATGGTCCACCACTAGATGGTCCAGAACCCCCGCTAGAGGGCGCAGGAGCGCCTGCAAGCGTTGTTGTAACGGCAGTGACTGCAATGAGTGCTCTTCTTGCTTTTACATCAATTCCAGAGCCTGTAGGTACATAATCATCTAGACCCTCTCCGAAGATGTCAATCGCTCCTTCAAAGGCTTCTTTAATATCCGTTGGGGCATTAGTAAGTGTCTCAACAAGAGCAGCTTCTTCTGCTGGAGTCAGATCAGCAACCGGAATTTCTTGAAAGATTTCAGTAGCTTGATCTGCATCAATACTCTCCAAGACCTTTGCACTTGTAGCAAGGTCTGTTGCCTGATCTGCTGTAACACCAAGTTCCAAAATGCTATCAACAGCACTAGACACCTGTTCTTCGGAAACAGAATCCGATTCCAATATTCCAACAACAGCTTCAAATTGTTCATTTGATAATGGCTCATCTAAAACCGAATCAATAACTGATGCAAACTTTTCATCCGAAATAGGTTCATCAAAAATAGCCTCAATAGCAGCAGAGAATTGCTCATCAGATAGTGGTTCAGAAAAAACTGCTTCAACAGCAGCATCAAATTGGTCTGCACTTAGTTTTGATGTGTCGTCAAAGACAGCCTCTACTGCAGCAGAGAAGTTTTCATCAGAGAGCGGTTCTGAGAATATTGAGTCAATTACAGTAGCAAACTGAGAATCAGTGAGTTCTTGGTCAAGAAGTGAGTTAACTACTGCCGTAAGTTCTTCTGGAGTTCCAGCATCTGCCACTAAATTATCAACAGCATCTCCAAGTTTTGCGTCTGATATTGGTGAATCAAAAATATCTGCAACCGCACTATCCACAGTATCTTGAACCTCTTGAGGAACCTCAATTGTTGAGGTTGGGTCTTCAGGTGTCTCAACAGGTGTTGTATCAGTCACCGGAGTCTCTACTGGCTCAAATATTGTTTCAATTATTGTTGGCGGTGCTTCTGTGGTTGTAGTGGTTTCTGGCTCAGGCTCAGTGGTGGTAGTGGTTTCAGGCTCAGGTGCTATAGTTGTAGTAGATGTTGTGGTTGTGGTTGGTGCCAGTGTTGAGCTGGTTGTGGTTGTGCTGGTGGTTGTTGTAGTCGTAGTTGTAGTCGTAGTTGTTGTCGTAGTTGTTGTCGTAGTTGTTGTGGTAACAGGAGTTGATCTAACCGTATAGGTTTCTGTTAATGACGAATAAGCATGAAGAGTGTCATTATCTGCACGAACTCTAAATTGATACTCTCTACCATTTACTAAGTTATAAACAACTGCCCAAGTGTTACCGGTTGAAATTGCATATGAAGTTTCCCAGTTATCATCAGAAAAGAAAACAGCATAATGCTCTGGTACTGCATAGCCTTCCCCTTCTTGTGGCGGATCCCAAGAAAGAGCAACACTTCCTTCATATGCATGAGCCTCAAGGTTTGTTGGAGAAGCCATTACTAATGGGGGCAATGTAGTCGTAGTCGTAGTTGTGGTTGTGCTCGTTGTAGTAGTACTAGTCGTTGTTGTACTACTTGTGGTTGTAGTTGTTTCAGGTGCATTTGTTGGAGTAGAACTTGTATCAACAGTATAAAACTGGTTGTACCATCTATTGGGATCACCACAACAGACACTTGTTCTTAAACGATAAGTTCCTGACTGTTGGACTACATAGGATATATAAGAATCAAGATAGAAATAATCATCATTGACAGCGACAATAGTTCCTTCGCTGTCATAAAGCCATAATTGACTATCAATTCCATGTGACCAAGCATCTGCTCTAGCAGTAAATGTCGTGCCAACTTCTAATTGAAAATAGAAATCATTTGCACCTTCTGTTCTGAATGTGTCAGCCTTTGCAGGGTTTGAAAAAAAAGAAAGAATTATTATAGGAATTAATATCCAAGAACCTTTTTTGAAACTTAATTTTCTCACATAACAATTGTATATGAGTTAAAATTAAGTTGCGTATTCAACTCCACTAATCGATAGAGTTATACTTGCATTTGCTTGAGAAAGATAAAGTTTAGAGTTAGCAGGAAGAACAACAATTCCGTTATAAGCAACTGTTTCGTTTGGTGCAACAGTGAATGACTTAAGAATTGCATTATTGTTAGCAGCTGCTGAGACACCTGACACAAGAAGATGAACATTGCATGTTGCTGCACTTGTTGTGAAATTGCATAGATTCATGTTCTTAATAATAGAATAGCTTCCTGTATTGCTTGATACGGTTACAACATTAGCTGCAGTGTCAGCTCCAAGATACAAAAGCTTTGGTGTTAAGTTTGCCATTTAAATCCCCATCCACTGCAGGATAGCAGTGTCATATGTATATGTATTCATGCTTTGAATCGTATTTGAATCAAGAACATGGTCAACAACAGCCCCGGCTAAATGGTTCTGTGCTGTAGTACCATCATACCCTCTAACGCTTATAGTTAGAACATCTCCTGAACGAGAGGACACGAGCATCTTTTCTTCCACTGCTTCACCACGACTTACAATGATTGCAAATGGATTATTAGCACCTGTTGGGAAAGACGAACCTGAACCAACAGTAATAGATGACGCAGAGTTTGCAACATTGCTTGGTAATGTTGTGCTTAAAACAGCGCCGGCAAATTCTCTTCTTTGCATTTAAACCTCTTTAGTCAAGGCTGATATCAAGATCGCCTGTTGCAATTCTCAATGTATCGCCTGCATCAAGACTCTTGTTTGTTGCAAGAGTTCCCCAAACAAGTAAGTTACCTGCTGTTAAAGCATCAAAGATACCAACTGCAACAACAGTGCATGCTGGCATATTTACAA